AATTAAATAAATACTTTGTCCCAGTGGAACTCAAGTTCTCCTTTTTCGTTTGCTTCTGTAATTACAATCTCTTCATTTCTGAGATGCTCTGGTCTTGCACCACAAGTAACCTCTTCATTTGTCTTGAAAGACAGAATAGTTTTGTTACCCTTCCTATACATATAACCAATTGCATCAGCATTAGCACAGATTAAAGATTTAATTTTACCTGTCAAATCAATGTTTGCAGCTAAAACCATTTCTCCTTTATCATCTACCTGCTTGTCCTTGATGTGACCAGATAGAATAATGTGGGGAGCTAATGTATCAATAAAATCTAAAACTTGAAAGAAAGCTTGTCTTAAATATAAATAACCTGCACCATTTGGTAGAGATAATACATTGTCACCATCATAGTTTTTACCCATGCTTGTATTTTTGTAAAGCTTTATTGCTAAAGGCATTACCATATCTTCTAATGCAGTTACAGTATCAATTGTAACATACTTATATGGGTTACCTGCAGCTTTAATAGCTTTACCAGCATCAAGTAATTCTTGAAGGCTTCCAATTTTTACTTTAAGTGCCTCTACATAGTCAGCACCATTTTCTAAATCTACAAGAAGATTATCTTCTAGACCAGCAAATGCGGTTGTTTTACCTGTCTTAGGCTTTGAATAAATAACTAATCTTTTTGGATTAACTCTTTCAGCCTTGACCTTTTTAGTTGGAAGTACTATACTCATTTTATCTTTGTTGCTAGTTTTTGAAATTCTGTTGCAATTCTTAGAAGAATATCAGAAGCTGATTCTTCTTCATCTAAACTCACATCTTTAAGCTTTGGAATAAACTCATCCTCAAAGTTTGGAAATACAGAAAGAGTCTGTTGCTCTTTTGGAGCTTCAGCTTTTCTCTTCTCATAAAGATTTTGAGTAATCTCAGAACCATCAGGCATAATAACCATTAACTCAGATAATGGAATAGTATAGGCAAAATAATTTTCACCATTAGAATTTGTACCTTCTTTTACATCATATTCTTCTGCAAAATAAGGATTGTGTTTGTACTTAAAGAGTGGTCTATCTTCAAAGGCAGGTTCAATACCTGTTTCTTTACCGGATGCATCTCTATTAATATCAATAAACTCAATATAGATGTCTTCTCCTCTCTTTAGTTCACCCTCAAATAACTGGACTTGTCTACCATACTTACCTTTCTGAAAGAAAGCAGTCTTGATAGCAAAGAAAGGATCAGTTACCTGAGCTTTACGGAATTTGTCCATGTGATGGGCAAAGAATTCCTTTTCTTTTTCTTTTCTACTCATACTTAAATTTTAATTGTTTTACTTGCTTGGGCTGGAGTTGCTATTTCAATAATTCTCATGGAGTTTCTATCTAGCTTAAAGAAGCTCAATCTTGTGGTGCCATTTCTGGATTTCAAGAAGTGGAAGGCTAACGTGTCTTCATCACTAATTATAAATCTCTCTGGACCATACTGTCTAATCTTTCTGATAGAAGGTTTATTAATACCTAAAACTACATCAGCATGTTGCAATAAAGCATCTGCTCCAAATAAATCAGAATCTAATACATAATTTCCATAGTCACCATCTTTAGATCTATCTGGGTTATCTATGTTCCTATTCAACTGACTTAAGATAAGAAACGCCACAGGATAATGTTTTTTCATATATGTCATGGCTTCACCAAGAGCATATAATACTTCAAACTTATCCTTCTGACCTTTACCTACTTTAAATAAAGCTGAGTGGTCAATAGTAACCAGAGTATTTGTGTAGTTACCTGCTTCATCTTTGTGAGCTTCCATATAATAATGTATAGTTGCACACATCTCATCTACAGTACACGGATCATATACTACATCAATAATGTCATTTCTAGAACTATCTTCATAGTACTGGACACATCTTAGATATAGATCCTTATCTACCGGTTCACCTTTACTCATTAATGTATTGTAATCAGCACCTGTATTCAGACTCAGCTTTCTGATACCATTGGTCTCATCAAGCATTTCAAACTGGAACTTAAGTACTCTAAATTTATGGTCTTGGTTCTCTTCAATAATATCAGAGATTAACTGTTCCATAAATAAAGTTTTACCTGTGCCAGGCCTAGCACCTACTACGGTGATAGTTCTCCATTCCAATCCATCACAGAAGGCATCATTAAATTTGGGCCATGAACTTTTAAGTGACTTTAGCTCACCAGATCTTCTAGCCTTCATCTTAAGAAGGGCTTTTCTAAGAGCGTCTCTTTCACTCACAGGCTTCAGAGCCCGGGCACCGTTAAATAAATCTGCCATACATTTGGATTAAGTTGTTAACTTACTTTTTACATCATTATAGATGTAGTGAGATAAACCCACTATAAATTCAATTGCTAAAAATTGTAATGGATTCATGTCAACAAGACATATTTTAACTAACAACCAGGAAATTAGACTTCCTGTAATAGCAATGAAAAATAACTTAGTTTTAATCATACAACGTGTTCTTTAAAATAGTTTGGTTCTTCATAATCATCTGCTTCAATCATATCACAATAAGTTGCTAGAGTTGAATCCCAGGTTTTATCTGTATTCTGTTTTCTAACAAAGTATTGAGAGTTTCTCATGTAGTTGTATCTATTCATAGAATATTCATCTACATACTTATCAGTAGCTTTTAACACAGTATCCCATGAATAGCTAAAGTTCTCAAAAAACCATCTAAAAGCATTCTCAAGACCCTTAACATTTACTCTTGCAGGTACACCACTAGGTAATTTACCTTTTGGAAACAATTCATTGTAAAGTTTAATATTGTCTAGGAAGTCATCCCCCATTAGATTCTTAGAAGTTTTCTTCTTAGATTTCTTGAAGAAGCCATCAATTTCCTGTATAAATTTAAGGCTATTCCCTGACAATTCCAAGGATTCTGTAAGGTAATTACCTGATAATAATTTGGCTACTTCAAGAGATGTGTTAATAGATTTATCAGGAACAATTTTATTATGCATGCAATATAAAACATAAAACATGTTAGGTGTTAAACCCATCTTACTTATCTTAAAAAAGATTTCTTCCATTACCAAATGATTTTATAGTTGTACAAATGCTGTACAGTATCCCGAACTTCTCCAAAGACACCTTTAGAATCCCATTTGCTACCATTGTATACAGCACTTGCCGGATGTGAGACAATAAATTTAGTACAATTTTCTCCACACATGTCTGCCCACTCTTGAGATTTTTTACCCATATAGACATAAACTAGTCCTGGATGAAAGTTCTTTAGATAATCAAACACATAAGCTACAAACGGAGCCCAGATTTCATAATGCTTACCAATCTTACCAACTTCAGTTGTTAGAGCTGTATTTAGCATAAGTATACCCTGTCGGGACCATTTTGATAGGTCTAAGGGTCTTTTATACCCGTCAGGGTATAGTTTCTCAACTTCATCAAGAATAAATCTTAGAGAAGGTTGTTCTTTTTCAGACTTACCGCAACTAAATGCAATACCATCTGCTACACCTATTGTAGGATATGGGTCTTGTCCAACTATAACTACTTTAAGTTCATCATAAGGACATTCCTCAAAGGCTCTAAACACATCTTTCAATACAGGAGTAAATCTTTTACCACTATTTGAAAGATTATATAAATCAGTAAGAATCTTTTCAAACTCTAAACTAAATATAAAAGGTTTAAGAACTCTGCCCCAACCACTAGGTTCAAGTTTATTAAATATTTTTTGTTTATAATCATTGCAGTCTAATATATTAGTCATAATCATGTATATTTGTTAAAAAAGTATAATATAATGGCTATTAAAATAAAAGAAATCAAATCTGATGCAACTATCAGTATTAATGTAAATAAGAATTATTACATGATGGCTAAAGCTCTATCATTTTATTTATTTCAGCAAATTGGTCAAAAACAAAATGATGAATATTTTACAGAAATCATGAATAAGCCTTATGCTGATTTAGATGATCTTCAAAGATCTTTTTATACAGTTGCCTTATTACTTGCAGAAATTGAAACACAAGCTAAAGCAACTGATCAATATGAAGAAAAAGAAGTTCTTCAACCAGGTGATGAAGGTTATGTTGAACCTAAGCAAGATTAAGATTAAAGTCTCTTCCTATTTCTACACAGGACTCTATTGCTAGAGCCAATTCCATTTTACTGCAGTCAGCAAAAGATTTACAAATCTCTGCATCTCCTGCATCATAACAAAGACCAGCATGGGTCTTAATAATCCTTTTCATTTCATCAAAAGTATAGCCAGATTCTTGTGCTAATGTACGT